GTCTGAGCACTTTACCTTTGAAGTGCCAGGAGCTAAGTTTATGCCCGCAGTCCGAAATAAAGTTTGGGACGGCAAAGTGCGTTTGTTGAACACCATGACTGGGTATATCTATGCAGGCTTGGTTCCATACATCAAAAAATTCTGTGATCAGCGTGGTTATGAATGCACAGTATCAAAAGAGCTCGGTGAAACAGAAGCTGTACCGGATGATTACGGTTATGACTTAGCGCAGCAAGTAGATGCTGCATTCGAAGTTCGTGATTACCAGAACGATGCTATTGTACATGCCATTCGTCAAAACCGCGCCTTGTTCTTATCACCAACGGCATCTGGTAAGTCATTCATTATCTACCTGATTATGGCTCACCATCTTATGCTTGACCGTAAGATTCTCATTGTCGTTCCTACCACTTCGCTTGTAGATCAAATGGCTTCAGACTTCGTTGAGTATAACAAAGGAAAGAAGCTAGATATTCATAAAATCCGTGGCGGTATGGAAAAGAACGTTGATGCAGAGATTACTATTACTACTTGGCAATCTGTATATAAGATGCCTAAAACTTTCTTTGAGAAGTTTGATGTAGTATTTGGTGATGAAGCCCACAACTTTAAAGCAAAGTCTCTTACATCTATCCTCGAGAAGATGCCTCATGTGAAGTACCGTTATGGTCTTACAGGTACTCTTGATGGCACACAGACTCACAAGCTTGTTCTCGAAGGTTTGTTTGGAACGGTGTTTACCGTAACGAAGACAAAGAAACTTATTGACGACAATGTTCTATCTAGCTTTAAAATTAAAGCATTAGTACTCAAATACCCAGATGATATTAAGAAAACGAATAAGGGTAAGTCATATCAAGAAGAAATCGATTGGATAGTTCGAAATCAATCACGAAACATGTTCATTCGAAATCTAGCTTGGAACCTTCCCGGTAACACACTTATTCTTTTCCAATACGTTGACAAACATGGCCAAGCTTTGTTTGATATGCTCAATAAGTCTGAAGAACATAGTGTGTACTTTGTTCACGGTGGTGTGAAAACTGATGAACGAGAAACCATACGCCATGATGTAAGAAAGACAAAGGGCAACATCATTTGTGCTTCTTACGGTACATTTTCTACAGGTATAAATATTCCAGAGTTGGACAACCTTATCTTTGCTTCTCCTTCTAAAGGCCGTATCCGAAATCTTCAGTCTATCGGTCGAGTACTTCGTAAGGGTAAAGACAAATCATCGGCAGTCCTATACGATGTAGTTGACGACTTACAGTGGAAGAATACTCAAAACTTTGCAGTTAAGCACTTCATGGAAAGAGTTAAGATCTATAGTGAAGAAGGTTTTGAATTTAAGATCTATAATGTAGATGTGAAAGGATAAACATGCCAGATCAAGTTTTACACCACGTCAAGTTAAAAAACGGAGAAGATCTGTTATCTTTTGTTAATCATAAAGAAAATCAAATAGAGTTATATGCACCAATATCGGTACAAGCTGATCCACATCACGGGCTTTTTGCAAAAAGCTGGTTGTTACTTGCTGATGATAATAGCGTTATGATCTCCAAAGACTTTGTAATCTTTGCGTGCAAAGCTTCCAGTAAAGCAGTTAACTATTACGAAGAATTTATGCACCGTATACACGAAAGATCACAGATCAAACAAATGGAAGAAGACTCAGAATTTACTTCTGAGCTAGAAGAGCTCTTTGCAGCCTTAGTAGAATCCAAAACAGCTACAAAGAACTAATATTTCAATACCATAAATTCATTATACCCACTTCTGTATAGATGTCAACCAAAAAGTTGAAAGAAAAAGACTTGTTGACATTTTTGTACAGATATGATATACTTAGTCAATAACACATGAAAAGGAGGGAGAATGACCCTTACACCGAGAAAAAAGCGGAACTATGTGAACAACGCAGAGTTCCTTGAAGCCATGATCAAGTACAAGAAGGCAGTACGAGAGGCAGAAGACAGTGGCGAAGAACCACCTCGCATTCCAAACTACATTGGTGAATGCCTCTATCAAATTGCTAACAGATTAGCATATAAGCCCAACTTCATTAACTATACATACCGTGACGACATGATTGCCGATGGTCTTGAAAACGCGATCATGTGTGTTAACAACTTTGATCCAGAGAAGTCGAGCAACCCATTTGCATACTTCACTCAGGTCATTTGGTTCGCATTCATCCGTCGTATTCATAAGGAAAAGAAGCAAACCTATATTCGCCATAAAGTTATGGAAAACTCCCTCATTTCTGATACCGCTTTTGAACGTGGTGTTGATAGCGACTTCAATGCTGCTTCCATGCGTGAGATGACAAACGACCGTATGAATGACTTTGTCGAAAAATATGAAGCTAATATTCAAAGCAAAAAGAAGCCTACAGCAAAGAAAAAAGGCCTTGAGAAGTTTATGGGTGAAGAATGAAAGTAGCGGTTATTACTGACCAACACTTCGGCGTTCGAGGTGACAGCGTTTTATTCCTTGATTATTATGAAAAGTTCTATCGTGATGTATTCTTTCCTACGCTTGAAGCACGTGGAATTGATACTCTTCTAGATCTCGGTGATACCTTCGATCGCCGTAAGTATGTTAACTTTGTTACGCTTCGCCGTGCTAAACAGATGTACTTTACTCCACTCAAGGAGCGTGGCATCACCGTTCATTCTGTAGTAGGTAACCACACTACCTATTTTAAGAATACGAACGAGATCAACACAATGGAACTATTACTCAAGGAGTACGACAACTATCATGTTTACACTCATGAGCCGGTTACTGTTACTCTTGGAAGTTGCGATATTCTGTTATCGCCTTGGATCTGTCCCAGCAACGCAGAAGTTTCTTTCAAAACTTTTAAGGAAACGACAGCAAAAATAGTGATGGGTCACTTTGAGTTTGCTGGATTCGAGATGATGAAAGGTCAAGTATCTGATCACGGCCTAGAACGCAGTGAATTCAAGAAGTTCCTTGCAGTCTACTCAGGTCACTACCATCATCCATCAAGCCATGAGAACATCACATACCTTGGTGCTCCATACGAAATGACCTGGACTGACTATGCAGGCAAGCGTGGATTCCACATCTTCGACACTGAGACACTTGAGATGGAGTTCATTGCTAATCCGTTCTCTATCTTTCACAAGTTGGATTACGATGATGCCGACCTCACCGTAGAAGATATTGAGTCTCTTGATGTTTCTATGTTGACATCTGCCTACGTTAAGGTTATAGTTAAGAAGAAGAACAATCCATACATCTTCGACTTGTTTATAGACAAGTTGCAGTCTGCAGGTGCAGCCGACATCAAAGTTGTTGAAGACCACTTGAACTTTGACATCATAGATGAGGGTGAACTTGTGGATGAAGCACAGGATACTTTGTCTCTGCTTCGTGTATATGTAGATAGTCTTGAAGTCAAAACAAATAAAGAACGAATCAATACGTTCTTGCGTGATCTTTACCAGGAAGCAGTGAGTCTTTAATGTTAACATTTACCCAAGTAAAATATAAAAACATTCTGTCGACAGGTAATGCTTGGACTACTATTGAGCTTAACCGTAACAAAAGTACTTTGATTGTCGGCGAGAATGGTGCAGGAAAGTCGACCATTCTCGACGCAATTTCGTTTGCGCTGTATGGTAAAGCGTTTCGTAAGATTAACAAACCGCAGCTCATGAACTCCATCAACCAGAGAGATCTTTCAGTTGAAGTTTACTTTCAATCGAACGGTGCTGAGTTTGTTATCAAGCGTGGTATGAAGCCGAATCTCTTTGAGATCTGGAAGAACGGCGAGTTACTCAACCAAGACGCTTCTGCTCGTGACTATCAAGCTTATCTTGAAGATAGCATTCTCAAGATGAACTACAAGTCATTTGGTCAAGTGGTTGTTCTTGGTAGTTCTACGTTCGTTCCATTCATGCAACTTCCGGCTCAACACCGTCGTGAGGTGATCGAAGATCTTCTTGATATTCAGATCTTTAGTACGATGAATAACCTTCTTAAAGAAAAGGTGAACACAAACAAAGCTGACCTGGTGCAGATCAAATACGATGTTGATCTTGTAAAGACGAAGATCGATTCTGCGAAGGAACACAACGAGTCTATTCGTAAGCTGAAAGAAAGCGAAGTGTCTCGTATTAAAGAGAAGATGCGAGAACGTATCGAGTTTATTGAAGGCGAAGAAAGTAGAGCTGAAGAACTTGAAGAGCAGATAACCGCTCTCATCGGAACAATCTCTGATAAAGCTGAAGCATCTAGCAAACTTCAGCAATTTAAGACTCTCAGAGGCGATCTGAATACGAAGCTTGGTACTCTTCATAAAGATGTCAAGTTCTATCATGCACATGACAATTGCCCAACCTGCCGGCAAGGAATCGAACACGACTTTAAAGCATCGACCATCAACGAGAAGTCTGCAAAAATTTCTGAGATCGAAAACGCTATTCTAGTTCTTGATGACAAAGCAGCAAAAGTCGAAGAACGGTTGTCCAATATTGCTAATACTGAGACTGAAATACATAAACTCAGTCTCGCAAGGAATGAGCATACTGCAAACATACGAATCGCAAAGTCAACGATTGTCGGACTAAAAAAAGAACTTGATGAAGCAGAAAAGAACGTTGCTGAAATCGATACGAGTAAGATCGTTGGATACAAGGAAGAGCTAAAAATTCTTATGGATAAGGCGAAAGACCTTTCGGAAGACAAAGAGACTCTTGCTGTTGTTGGGTCTATGTTGAAAGATGGTGGTATCAAGACTCGTATCATCAAGCAGTATGTTCCAATCATGAATAAGCTGATCAATAAATATCTCGCAGCAATGGAGTTCTTTGTCGACTTTCAGCTTGATGAAAGCTTTAACGAGAAGATCTTGTCTCGTTTCCGTGATGAGTTCTCTTATGCTTCTTTTAGTGAAGGCGAAAAGCTTCGTATTGACTTGGCTTTGATGTTTACGTGGCGTGCAG